CAACACAATTAATTAATAACCGTCTTGAGCGTTTTAAAAAACATGAAGATAACCAAACCATTATTGACCATCTTTCGTTTAGCTTTGCCCTTGCTGACTTACGTCATTGTAAGCGTGCAGGGGTTATTGGTCATACAGCTGATACTCAAACTTTATTCCCTAAATTACCTGAAATAAATTATGAATTTAATACTGAGGGCTTAAAAGAAGATGAGTTCTTGGTTGCTTTAGAAGAGCAAAAATCTAAAGTTAACGAGCGTATGGCTGATTTTTATCTTGATACTCTAAAGGTATTTTCTCGCCATGTTCTTGGGTTCGATCTTTCTATTCCAAGAGATAAAGGTTTTCACGGTTATACCAATTCAATGAACTTAACTACTAACGAGGGTACTCAAGTAGGTTTTGTTGGTATTGGTGGTCAACGCAATACTGTTTACTTTCAAATTTCTGGTGAGGGGTGCAAGCACCTTTGGTCACATACAACACCTTTTGTACTTCATCACTGGCTTTCTAAGGTTCTAAGTATCAGTTATTTATCGCGTATAGATATTGCTCGCGATTGTTACGACGATGTTTTTAACTGCAAAAATGCTGAAACTAATTTCTTTCAACGTGCATTCGCTCGCAAAAAAGGTGGCCCCAATCCAACTATGGCACCTCGCCATTCATTTACTGTCGATGGTGTTTATGATGTTGAAATGACCACTATTGGTAAACGTACTAGCCCTGTTTATTGGCGCATCTATAACAAAAAATTAGAGCAAGGCATTCAAGAACCTGACCTTACTTGGTATCGCAATGAAGTTGAACTTAAAAAATGGACTGTTGATTCACTTTTAGATCCTGATTCTACCTTTGCTGGTATTTGTGATTTTTCACAACAAATGATTAATTCTGATGGTGTTCACACTTCAAGTTCTCCAAGAGCAACAACGGCCGCTACCGATTTAGCCAGTAGAGTGAAATGGGTTAGGCGTATGTGCGGTAAAGCACTATCAGATATTTTTGAAATTACTGAGGGGGATATTCAAACGCTTTTAGGTTTGCTAGTCCCTGATAAATATATAACGGGTAAGTCTTTGGATATACCTAACACCTACAAACAACTATTAACTGAACAATTAAGGAGTCATTAACATGGCTATTGTTATCGCTGGTATCGGCATTACTAAATTCCCTGAGTCAAAAAATCCTGATGTTGAAAAAGCAACGTTAGAGGTTTTATATCCTTTTGACTCGGTTAATTCACCTAAATTTCATCGCAAGGCAATTGGTAAAACTACCGCTACACCTTTCGGCAAAGAGCCGATTGTTATCAATGCGTCTTACGCTCACGTTCTTATAGACAACAAAGCTTTTGTTGCTGATAAAGCTTACGAACTTAAGTTCTCATTTAATGATGAAACTTTTGATAATGAAGTTGTTGAACTTATACCTGTTGACCCTGAATTAAAGCGTCACTTCAAAGAATCTTTAGGCGGGTAGTCACATGGCCAGTTACGAATATATCGTAATTTGCCCAGTTGCACCTGTCGAAAAACAGTGTCCTGTGGAATTGGAGGTTGTCGAAAACCATCTTCCAGTCCCGCTCGATTACGAGACATTTCAAAATGAAGTGCTCCCGTCAATCATTGGTGTTCTGCTCTTATGTTATGGGTGGAAAAAATTAAGAAAAATGGTTTTTTAAATAAGGAATATAACCATGAAAAATTTATTAGTATCTAAAAAATTAAAAGCGGGTTTACTAGTTGCTGCCGCTACTATTTCAGGCTCTGCTGCTGCTGAAGCTGCTGCTGAAGTTACTGCTGCAACAACTGGTTTTACATCGTTCTTCACTGATAATGCAAATCTTATTGGTGGCGTTTTCTTAACTGCTGGCTTTGTGGCTATTGGTTGGAAATGGCTTAAAGGTATGTTGTTCGGCTAATGTTCATCACATTAGACACAGTGCTAATTGTCTCAGGACTTTTAGCACTTTATATCCTTTTTGATGATTAAAATAAGGCGCTCCCATGCGAATACTAATATCTATATTGGCGCTTACGAGCGCTTTTTTTGTTTCTGCTGATGTACTAGATAACCTTTATGATATGAACGATTTGAAGCCACCAAAAAGTGATGGTTTAGAAATATGTATTACTGCATGGAATGATTACGAATCTTGTGGCCGAACTAAAATTGAAGCTCAAAACGCCGCATGTGAAATTTACAAAGGCGTTGTTGGTATTCCATCTAATACAAGCTCAAGAATTTACACTCGCTCCACTTGTGACAACCTCACCAATAATGAAGCAAACGGCCCGTCCGTTCATATATATGGTAAGAAAAAAAATCAATTTACAGAGTCTGGTTGGACTGATGAACTTAGACTCGATACTTATTCCATTCAATGGTCAAATCAATACGAAAGAAAAAGCTGGTATTGTCCACCTGAAGGTTTTCCTGAACATGAAAACTCTGTAACCATAGAACCTGCACCTACCGATCCTTTAGCACCTACATTTATGTGTGCAAAATTAAAAAATCCCGAATGCCCTGCTGGTTTTCATAGTCGTGCAGTTTCAAAGGCGTTGGGTTCATCTGAGTGCATGCCCAAAGAATGCCCACAAGCGGGCATGGGTGAAAATCTATCTTCCACCCCTATGACGGGTGGTGTTCCTTTTTCTGGAGGTGGCATGTACTGCAATGATGGTTGTGCTTATTCTGTTAGCGCTGACCAAATCAGTTCTGATAAATATGCTGTTGGTACCTCTCAAGGTGCGGCCTGTGGCGATAAACCCTATGATAATAAAAAACTAGCTGATGAGGGTGAAACTGGAGAATGCTCTGTTAGCACTGGTGATGTGCCTTTACTTACTTGTCCTAATGCAAATCCAACTAACCCCGATAAAGACCCAGTTGATAATGATGATTCAAAAGTACCAGAAGATGAAACACCAGAAAAACCTAAAGAAACATGTGCCGATGGTGATACGGCTTGTAACTTAAAGAACGTTGAAACTGAAATTGAAAACAGCACTAAAAAACAGATTGATAATGATAATGAGCTGCACAATAAGCAAGTTGATGCTGCCACTAAAAACACTAATGCCATTCTTAATGCGTTGGATAGTATTGATACGACTATACTTTTACAAACCCAACAAGACGAAAGGTTACATGCTGTTACTGTTTCAAAATTTAATGAACTCGTTGATGCCGTAAATGGAATTGAAACAGGCGGTGGCGGTGGTGGAAGTGGTAATGGAAATGGTTCAGGTGGAGATTGTGAGGGTAGCCCCTCCGAATGTGTCCCAGTAGAGGGTGCAGAAATCCCAAGTGAAACAGTAAATTTAAATCAATACGCAGATAAATATGATGATTGGTTACCCAATGCTGAACTTCCCTCTGAGAAATGTATTGTTATAACTACGGGCAAATCCCTTTGTTTAAGTTTTGAAGCCTTTATTTTATTTTTTCAAGCCGTTTCGGGTTTAATGGTAATCGCATCTTTAATGCACAGCGCAAGAATAATTACAGGAGCAATATAATATGCCAGCACTAATACAAGCGTTTTTTATGGGTTTAGCTGCTTTGCTGCCCACGTTAGTATCTAAGGTTCTTGTTGGTTTGGGCTTTGGGTATGTCACTTATGAATTAGGTTCTTTTGGCATTGATTACATTTATCAGCAAATTGCATCTAATGCGGCAGGATTACCGACTGAAATCATTGCCGTTTTAAAATATGCTAAAACTGACGTCGCTTTCGGTATTATGCTTGGTTCTTATGCTGCTGCTTTAACAATCCGTGGTTTAACAAGTGCTGGCTCAGTCACTAAATTAGGTGTGAGGTCTGCACCATGATTTATTTAAGAACAGGAGTCCCAGGTGCGGGAAAAACCTTAAATTCCTTAAAGGAAATTTGTAATGACCCAGCTGTTACTCAAAAAACTAAATTCTATAACAACATAAAAGCGTTCCTTTTAGACTTAGATTTCTGCAATAGTTTTCAAGGTTTCTTTTACGGCCAGTACTATCCATCAATACAAACTACCAATAAAGTAGGGCGTTACTCTAAAATAATTAAAGAAGTACACGCACAAAATAGAATGATAGAAATTGGTGATGTTCCTTGGTTAGCGCCTAAATTTAAACTTTATGATGAACAAGCTGTAATTGAGCTATTTGTTAAATGGTGTCGCAAGTGTTACCCAAAAGCTAACTTAAAAGGTTTAGATGTATTCTTGGAAGAATCAGACAATCCAACAATAGAATCCATTAAGCTTTTAAATTACCATTGGACTCATACAAATGATCCAACTGACTGGCCTAATTTACCAAACGGTTCAATAGCGCTTTTTGATGAGTGCCAAGATTATTTCCCACCGATGGCCAATAGTGCAAAGCGGCCTTTTTACTACACTCAATTTCAAAAGCATAGGCATAGCGGTGTAGATATTCATTTAGTAACTCAGCATTACACTTTTTTGGATAACGTTATTCAAAAGTGTACGGGAATGCATGTTCACTATTTTAGGCCGATGGGCGGGGCGGTTATCACTCGTTTCCAACGGGATAAACAATTCAGTACCGATTACTCTGGTGACTTAGAAAAATGCGCTACATCCACATTAAAGCGAGATACAAATTTTTATGGTGTTTATTGGTCTGCCGATGACCATACCGCAAAATTTAAATTACCACCCAAGGCGCTTTTGTTTTTACTTGCAATACCACTGTGTATTTATGTCTTTTATTCTTTGCTTGTTAGTCTCGGCCTTGTTGGTTCAGGCGAACCTGAGCTTAAACCAGAATCTAAGTCAGAAATTAAGGAAATTAAACAAACCAAAAAAGCACCGGTTAAAAAGGATCTCGAATTAACTTATAAACCTGAAAAATTTGAGCATCCCTTAAATGAGATTTGCCAAGACTATGAGTATGGTGGTTATGAGCTTAAAAAGAAAAATGGCGTTGTTACTGTTGAACACTATATAAATTGTGTTACTGGTAAAGAGGTTGAGAAACAAAAGACTATTCTTAGCGGCGATGATGAAAATCCCCAAGAGCGCCAAGAGAGTTTTAAAGAACCCGAGACAATTTTGCTAAGCTCAAATTACTTAGAGAAGTTAGGTTACTACATTTACCTTAATGAGAATTTGCCAATTCTTAAATATTCAGGTAAAAATATATACCTAGCTCAATTCTGAAACCTCAATAAAAACAAGCACTTAAGTCCGATACTATTCAGTATTGGACTTAACAAGCCTTTCTAATATCCCTTAAATTGATAGCCTATAATTTGTACGAGGCGTTATGTTGAGTGTTTGCGGCCTGTAAAATAGCGCAGCACAGGCCGACCCGATAGGGCACGTAACATAATGGCAATTATAGGCTCATCAATGACCAGGTATTTGATATTTGTTACACAATTCAACTTGCCAGGCATTTGATTTGTGTTACAGTAATCATGTACCAGGTATTTGATATCTGTTACATAAATCAAATACCAGGAGGTTGCTATGTATGTAAATGAGTATTGGGGTGGTAAAAGAGAGGGTGCAGGTAGACCAAAAGGTGAACCTAAAAAACCTGTAAGAATAACTGAGCGAGAAGAGTATTTGCTTTTACTTCTTAGGCAGCATTCTCTAACTGAGGATATCATCCACTTAGCTCAACTAAAGGCTAATTCAAAAGATTGACTTGGCGACAGCCGATAGCGAAGCGGAAACCCAAACCAGCTAACCGACATCGGCTATTTTATGGCTGCACATAGCCAGTTAATGAAAGCTAAATTAAATTGCCCCTCTGATAAACCTAAACCATCTTTAACTATTCCCCAGCAGCAAAAGGCAGAGAGAAGGGCGAGTTCCGAGACCCTCACTGCCTTTGCTGGGAACAATCCAAAAAAACCCCGTAATTGTATTACGGGGTATAACTCCTATCTAAACCTATGCTCGCACTGAATAACTACTCTGTTTTTTTTTCTTCTTCTATTAAGTCGTCTTTCGCCATTACCTGATAGTTGTTAATCATGTAATGCACTACATCAGTCCATTTTATTTGCTTGCCTGTTTTATGTGATATTTCAATCGCCTTTCTTTCAAGTTCCATTTTGCGTTCTATTGCTATTGATATCGTTGTTCTGTCTGTCTTTTTCATACTCTGAGCCTGTTTTATCTAATTTTTGAATAATAGCACGCTTGAATTTATTTATGCGCTCATACTTGCATTCATGAATACATTAATGTATAAATCTTTTTATTGCATAGGTGAATGCATCCATTCATTAACTCATACATAGGTTTTCACGGAATGAAGATATATTTCGAAAATAACAGGCAGGCAGGCGTTCAAGTTACATACGACTTGGATGGTGTTCGCATGTACGATTATTTCGATAATATGCATCGCTTTCGCTGTTGGGTTGCCCATGAATATGATTGTGAAACGGTAGAAATTACTGATTCTAACTATCGTCAGCTAGTTGAGCAGGGGGTTATATGATTGAACTCTTTGAATATTGTATTTTTCTTGCTTTAGCTACTCTTTTCTTTAAGGGTGTTCTTTGCCTTATCTCTGCTGTTGTTAGGGGTGGCAAATGAACTATCAATATAGTGACCGTGCAACACAATTAATCAATAACCGTCTTGAGCGTTTTAAAAAACATGAAGATAACCAAACCATTATTGACCATCTTTCGTTTAGCTTTGCCCTTGCTGACTTACGTCATTGTAAGCGTGCAGGGGTTATTGGTCATACAGCT